GGCAGAGCTGTCTGATCTGATGAATATCGGTGCGTATGCTGCAGCAAGGCTTATCCGGACGGAAGTTAACCGGATGCACAATGACGCGGCTTTGCAGTCCTATAAGGCAATGGGTGTGAAAGAGTACACCTACATAGCTACGCTGGACATGAGGACCTGTTCCGTTTGTGGTGCGCTTGACCTGAAAGTGTTCGAGGTTGCCGAGGCGAAGACAGGCGTGAACCTGCCGCCGATGCACCCGAACGACCGCTGCACGATTGCACCGAAAATACCAGGTGCCAACGATGGCGGAAGCCGCACGGCGCGGGACCCGGAAACAGGCCGGAATTACAGGGTACCGGAGGATATGACATATTCAGAGTGGCGGAAAAGCATCAGCGAAAAGTATGGTGCGGACAGCCTTGAGATGGCACAGAAGAAATACTGGAACCGGAAAGCCGATGCGGCGCAACTAAAGGATTTGAAAAAAGTCCTCGGGAAGGACGCCCCGAAAGACCTTGCGGAATTGCAGCAGTGGAAGTATAATGAACCTGAGAAATGGAAGAGGATAAAAGGTTTTTACGCGTACAAGCAGAAATATCCGTCGGCGGGTATCGAACATTACGACATTTATCACGAGTTGCAAACGCTCGGAATCAGCAAAGGTATTGTGTTACCGCCTGAAAAAGTTTCAAGCTATATCCTTGAAGATACTAAAGCCAAGGATCCGGCACATATTATGAAACGGATGAGCGAACGTCACATTACCGATGATGATGTTCACAGTTATGTGAATAAAGCACTAGTGATGTTTGATCAATGGAAAGGCGCTCGCAAATTATTTTGTTCGTCTGAAGGGGCAACAGTAGTTACTAAGCAAGGCGATGACTGGATTGCTAAAACCGCAATGAGCAAGTTCGATTTTGATGAAGATGCAGAAAAAATTTTGGAGGTGATAAGAAAATATGTCAAATAGCAATCTCGATTATGAGGCTGATCGTTTTTGCCCGGCATATGGAAAGGTCATAGACGCAGATCTGTGTTATGATTCCTTGATGTGTCTAAACCACACTTTCAAAATATCATCCACTAAGGAACTCACACAGATCAAGGACATCGAAGCAGCACGAAAGCGCTGTGAGGCTTGCCCATACAGTAAGCTTGAATAAATACCGCCTGCTGAAAACGTACGGCGGTATTTTTATGCGTTTTTTTAGAAAGGGTGTGCAAAATGTCTAAGAACGAAAATTTAATTATTGAAGAGCTGTCAAGGTGCGTGAAAAACCTTGAAAAAAAGGTGGCTGCTCTTGAAGTGCAAATCCAAGAACAGCCAAATACTACCCGGAACGCAGCTAAGATAACTGAATTGGCAGCACGACTAATCACTTGTTCAAATAAAATAAAAGTTAATAGGCCGTGCAGTCAAGAACCGCTGCATCTGCCGCCCCTGCCTTGATAAGGTTAATAGCATGTTTGGCAGATTCCTTTTGAACATAGGTTTCGCTTGTGCAAAGGACTTGGTGGTTATCTGCGTCGATGGTGAAATAATATTGACCATTTGACGCTTTTAGAATGTAGAATGTCAAGATTATCACCTCTTTTCGCCAACATTTTACAGCTAAAATCCCATAAGCGCAATAAACTGTTGAACTTCGTCCCGCCATCCGGCAGGGCGTTTTTCATACCATTTCGCCGGCTGCGGGCGTAATCGGCAGGGCGGCACGAGGCGCGACCTCGTAAAAAAGCGTAGCCGCAGAAAGGAATCCTATGGAACGTAAATTTTTGAAAGACCTCGGACTTGCCGACGACGTCATTGAAAAGGTCATGGCCGAGAACGGCAAGGACATCAATGAGCTGAAATCAGCGGCCGAGACGTCGAAAACCACGCTGGCGGATCTGCAGAAGCAGATCAGTGACCGTGACAAACAGCTGGACACGCTCAAAAAGTCTTCCGGGGACAATGAGGCGCTGAAAAAACAGATCACCGACCTGCAGACGGCCAACAAACAGGCAAAAACGGATTACGACGCCAACCTGAAAAAGCTGACGCTCGGCAGTAAAATCGACGTTGCCCTGATGGGAGCCAAGGCCAAAAATGTCAAAGCCGTGCGCGCCCTGCTGGATGAATCCAAAATCAGCCTGGACGGCGAGAACGTCCTCGGCCTGAACGAACAGCTGGGACAGATCCAGAAAGACAACCCGTATCTGTTCGGCGAGGATGCGCCGAAAAACCCGCCCGCCCCGGCCGGCGGGGAGCCGCCGAAGCCGAATGGCAGCGACAGCTTCCTTGCAGCGGCCATGAAAGGCGCGGGGCTGAAACCCGAAAACATTGAAAACGGAGGGAAATAACTTATGGCAAATTCCATTGAGTACGCGAAAAAATTTGTCCCGATTATTGATGCAATCTACAAGAACGCGTCGGTTACAAACGCTATGGACGCCGCGACGCGCCCGGATTTCTCCGGCGTGAATGAAGTAAAGGTCCTGAAAGTTTCCACGACCGGCCTCGGCGACTACAGCCGGGAAAACGGCTACCCGAAAGGCGACGTCACCGCCGCGTGGGAAACGATGCAGCTTACGGAAGAGCGCGGCAAGGAGATTTCCATTGACCGGCTTGACAATGAGGAAACCCTTGGCCTGACATTCGGGACGGTGACCGGTGACTTCATGCGTCTGCAGGTTGTCCCGGAGCTGGATGCGTACCGGTTCGCAAAGTATGCGTCCGCTGCGGGTATTTCGAAAGCGGCGGCCGCCGCACTGGCAAAAGACACGATTCTGCCAGCAATTGACGAAGCGTCCCGCCAGATGGACGAGGACGAGGTGCCGCTCGAAGGGCGCCGCCTGTACATCAGTTCCGACCTGAAGCCCGTTATGAACCAGGCCGTCACCCGCCAGTGGGGATCGGATTCCGGTGTTTCCAATCAGCTTTCCGGGTACAACGGGATGCCGATTGTGTACGTTCCGAAAACCCGCTTCTACACGGCAATCACCCTGAACGACGGCACTTCCAACTGGGGGTACGCAAAAGCAGCTTCCGCGCAGGACATCAACTTCATGATGGTTTACCCGGCTGCAATCCTGCAGGTTGTAAAGTTCAGTCTGCCGAAAATTTTCACGCCGGACGAGAACCAGCTGAAGGATGCCTGGAAGTTCCAGTTCCGCGAATACCACGATGCCTTCGTCTACGAGAACAAGGCAAAAGGTGTCTATCTGCATGCCAAACCGGCGTCCTGAGGAGGAATAAACAATGCTGATTCAGAAAGGCGGAATCTTCCGCCAGATTGATGAAAAGAACCTGGCAAAATACAAGGAGAAGGGCTATTCCGCGGTTGAGAAAAAGGTTCCGGAGACTTCTGCTGCGCCCTCGGCCGTGAAAGCCGGTGGAAAAGATGGCAGTGCAGGCAAGTGATGTTCTGGCAGTGATCAAAAGCCGCCCGGCGACCATACCGGACGGCTATTCTGATACCGCCATCCAGTCCTACATTGACGAGGCTAAGCCGATCATGCTCGAATACTGCACACTGCCGCAGAATATCCAGGAAGTTCCGGATGTGCTGAAATATCCGTGGGCAGAAATTGCCACGACGCTGATGAACGGAGCGGCAGCGCTCACCACAGGCACGGTAACGAGCGTCCACGAGGGTGATTCCAGTATGTCGATCGGAAGCAAGAAAACCGCACAGGCGCAGCTTCTCGACAACGTGAGCGCCAACAACATCCGGATTATGAACAGCTTCCGAACACTCTTTTGAGGTGATCGTATGAATTTACCCGGCAGTGTTACAGCAAGAGGAAAAGCAGCCGTACAGGCCCTTTGGAACGATACGGCCGCGGTAATCCGTGACGTTGATAACGAAGAAGAGCAGACCACAAAAACGCAGACGATCTATGAAAACATTCCGTGCCACCTGGTGCAGAAGAATGCACCGACCCTCAACACCAGCGAGGCGGCCGCCCTGACGGAACCCGTCTTCACGCTGGAAGTCGATACGGCAGTTGCCCTCAAAGACGGCGACGCGGTGACGGTGCAGCATAACGGACAGACCTTCAGCGGCCGGGCCGGGTTGCCGTTCCACCGGACATTCTGTAATACGGTGCCGCTCTCCGGGGTGAAAATCGCATGAGTACAATGAATTTCTCACAATATATGGCGGCGCTGAAAGGGCTCGGCGCAGACTTGGACGAAAGCGCCCGGAGGACGCTGGAAAGGATGAATGCAAAAGGCATGGAAACGACGACTAAAAATACGCCAGTCGGTCAATATCCTGCGGGAAGCGGAAAGCAAGGCGGTACCCTCCGCAGAGGTTGGCACAATGGCGGCACGCACAAGGTCGGCAATGGCCATGAAAGCCGGTATTACAATAACGTGTACTATGGGCCGTATGTTAATGACGGCCATAGGCTTGTAAACCGGAGGGGAGAGACAGTCGGTTATGTTGAAGGTCAGCGTTTTCTTGAGCGCGGGCAGGACGCCGCAAAAGAGGCGGCGCCTGCCATTTTCAGTGAGGAAATTCAGCGGGTAAAAAGCAAAGGCGGGTGGTAGTGTGGATATTCCGAAAAATATCTGGTTTAATCCGGCGCTGGCTGCCCGGCGCAAAGCCGGGACGCTGACACTGGCCGACCATGTGCTGCTTGCCATTGCCTGCTTTACCGCCCGGCTGTTTCCGGGCTGCAGGACGGATATCGGCAACCGGATGTCCGGTGTTTATCCGCCTGAAATCGGCGTCAACCTGTACAAGCAGTCTAGCCGAAAAATGCTTGCCGACACAAGCGTTCATACGTTTGGGGCGGAGATTACCTATATTCCGAAAAATTCCGACGACCGCGCGGAAATCAGCACGGCCATTTTTTCCATTCTGCAAAACCTCGAATCAGTGGAGGACGACGCAAGAGCTTTTCGGTGCCGGAATAAGGCTTCGGATATGACGGACGGCTTAGGACATGTCACGGCAGATATTTCAGTTGTAGAGCGCAGCGAACCGACCGACGAGGATGGACTGATTATTCGAAAGGCTGATCCGGTAATTCAAAAGGCAGAAACGGAGGTAAAAACGTGAGCATACAGATTTTACCCGGCGCACATGTTGACGTTAAGGCGGGAGACCGCCCGGCGGAACTCAGCGTGACCGGTGTTGTAGCCATGCCGCTTTCCCTGAGCTGGGGAGATCGGATGACGGTGATTCGTCAGGGAGACAGTACAAAAGTATCTCTTGGATATGATCTCATATCCGAAAAGCTGAAATGTGTCAACGAGGTTATGAACGGTGCGGAAAAGTTATACCTGTACCGGCTGAATAATTCCGGTGGAAAGGCATCCGGCACGCTGGCAGACGGCATCACAGCAACGGCAAAATATCCCGGTGTCCGGGGCAACGATCTTTCCGTTGTCGTTGCCAAAAGCGGTGATCTATGGAAAATCACGACTCTGCTTGAAACGGCGGAGATGGATTCCCAGATCGTCTCGGGATCTGACAAATTTCAGACGAATGATTTCATCAGTATTGCCGGAACCGGTACGCTGGCGGCTGCCACGGTGAAACTGACCGGCGGCAAGGACGGCGATATGGATTCCGACGCATGGGACAAATTCAAAGATGAAATGGAAACCCATGAATTTAATGTGCTGGCCTATACCGGCACAGATGCGGATACCGTAAACAACCTGATTCTGTGGGTAGACGAGCTGCGGAAAAAGGATATCATGGTTCAGATTGCAGAGAATCCGGCAGCGGCTGACAATCCGGCGGTTTACCACAGCACGTCACCCGGTACTACGGAAAACTACAGCCTGACTGCTGCCGAAGCCTGCGCCACAGTTGCCGGATTGATCGCGAAGCAGGGCGTCTCCGGCAGCTTGACGCGCTACAGCAGCATCACCGGCTGGACGGATGCGGAACATTTAACCCGGGAGCAGCAGGAAGCGCGCGTGCAAAACGGTGAACTGCTTATCGTTATGATATACGGTGCACCAACCGTGCTGTACGACATCAATTCTCTTGTAACCTATACGGAGACGCAGCCAAAAGATTTCCGCAAAGGGCTTGTCATGCGGACGCTCGACAAATACGCGGCGGATCTGAAAAAACTTCTGGACACGAAATGTGTCGGGAAGATTCGCAACAGTACGGAAGGCCGCGCACAGATCAAGGCGCTGGTTGTTCAGATGACGGCGGAAAACTACCAGAACAACGGCTATATTGAAAACTTTACGGCAGACGACGTGACCATTGTGAAAGGTTCAGAAAGCGATGCGGTGGCCGCTGATGTGTCGGTTCAGCCCGTTGATACGGTTGACAAAATTTCTGTTGAAGTCGTTTCTCTGGCAGAATAGGGGGTGTGACGATTGAGCAAAAAAGTTAATTTACAGGACGTTCCGTCCGGAGGTGATGGCAAGGCATACATTACACTGAACGGAAGCCGGGTAGCAGCCTTTCAGATTGCGAAAATATCCGGCAAAGTGGAGCCCTTGACGGAAAACAAAAAGTTTCTCGGCGACCGTTTTCAGCAGACCGCCGTCCGGGGCGTCAAGGGTACCGGAGACATGAGCTATTACAACACCACGTCTGCGTTTATCAAGGCGTGGCGCAACTACAAAAACGGCGGCAGCGTTCCGGAGATTGAACTCCAGTATTATTCCGACGCGAAAACGGGAAAATACGACCGCGTTGAGGTGATTATGACCGGTGTGATTCCAGCCAATGTCCCCTTCGGCACCCTGGACGATTCCAGCGCCGACGCGCAGAAACTTGACACGTCGTTCACGTTTAACGATTTTGATTTAGTTTGAATGGAGGTTTTATGATGGATAAGACACTGGAAAGTTTTTTGCATCCGCACAGAAAGCCGAATGTAAAATTTAGGCTCCCCGCATTTGATGGAGAGTTCGAGATGCGGGCGCTGACAGCACAGGAAGGCATTGACTGCGCCGTATTCGCGGAGCAGCGGGGGATTCCCGCGGGGCTGGCCATGATGCCGAACGTCGCGGAAGGTCTAGTTACACCTGATCTTCACAATGCGGAACTTCAAGATATGCTTTCAGAAAAGGCCGGCAAAAAGATCATGGAACCATACGACGCGGCGCTCGCCATGTTCACAGATTCTGAAATGGCTACGCTGGTTAGTATCTACAGCAAACTGACGGTGACGCCGGTGGAGTATTTGGAAGGGATTGAACAGGCAAAAAACTGATTGAGGAAAGCTGCCGGGGAAATGGGGACGGTATGTGGGCCTATACGCACATGATCTTCCAGAACCACAATATTTCTCCGCTGGCTTTCCTTTCAATGCCGCCCCAGCAGCAACAGATGATGATTGCGAGTGATCTTGTAGCCGCAAAGCATATGAAAGAAGATAAATAAAAGCGGCAGGTGGCTGGCCTGCCGTTTCTATCAATAACCGGAAAGATTAATTACTTTGAATTTGGAGACATTAGAAGCCATTCCTATGGCGTCATATGACCACGTATTTCCAGGTTCAAGACCGTTTGTGTTTGCCAGTGCCGTACCAACCTGAGAACCGCTTTTATCATACAAAGCGAACTGAATCTGTACATAGGAAAGCACTTTCCCGGAATTGTTCTTTACTTTGCCGGTAATATGAATCGTGTTGATGTCAGAATCAAAAGTGCCGTCGTCGCTAAGCAGTTCCAAGTCGGGCGTTCCCGGCGAATTTTGTACGGCGGAAGAAACCTTTGATGCAGCAGCGTTGGCTGCCGCCGTAGAATTGCTGCCGGATGCAACTTGTGAGTTTTGCTCCGTTGTTTGAGCAGTGTCTGCTTTTTCGTGCGGCATGACTGCTGAGATGATATAAATCAAAAGGAAAACACCGATTACAGCAAAAATAGTATTCCGGTATCCCTTATGACGTAGGGTTTCATTGCTATTCCTTTGATTATCAATAGGGTTTTCTTTCATCGGTGTATTTGGCATATAATTGCCAAAACGCTTTTCAATGCATTTTTTGCAAAGTGTACCGCTGTCATCAGATTCTAGCGGAGCGCCGCAATCTTCACATCTGCCGTATTGATATTCATCAGGATCATATCCGATCTGTTTCATGCAATCATTGCATAATCCAGTCAATTTACCGGGTGGAAGTGTTTTCCCACAATTGGAGCAAACCCCGCATTCATTCTCTTTTGCTTTTTGCGGATCAGTAGACAGTTCCTGTCCAGTGGATTCAGCATTAACCGTGACCGTTTCTCCGCAGTATGGGCAGAATTTACTATCGTCCGGGATGGATTTTCCGCATTTCCGGCAATACATCATATGACATCTCCCAGGTATCCCCATTTTTTTATTTCAGATTAGCACTTTTTCAGATTTATGTAAAGAGGTGATTCATGTGGCAAACACTCTTGAATCTATTATGCGCCTGACCGACGACTACACGGCCACTATGTCCAAAATTGTACGGTCTGCCCAAGAAGGGCAAAAGGCCAATGAGAAGACGGAAAAAAGTACAAAGTCGCTCAGCGAGACGTTTCGCAAAATTTCACCCTCTGCTTCTGTAGCTCAAACCGGAGTAAGCGGATTAATTGGAAAACTTACAACTTTAGTTTCTACGGTGTACTTAGCGCGTAAGGCTTTCCAGTTTTTAAAGGAATCCATTCATACGGCCATGACGCAGCAGGTACAGCAAACCACATTACAGTCACTTATGGGGAATAAGCAGCTCGGTACCGACTTATACAGTTATGTTTCAGCCTACGCAAGTAAATCGGCCCTTGACCGTGAAAATATCGCAAGCGCGACAACATCTTTTTTAGCATATACGAAAAATATTAATCAGCTTCAGCAGTTACTTAATTTGACAGAACGCTTGTATATGTTTAACCCTGCGCAGGGTGCCGAAGGTGCTGTATTCGCTTTGAAAGAAGTCCTTTCCGGCCAAACCATGAGTTTGCGCAACCGGTTCAACATGACTGGAATTTCAGCGGATACAGTCAAGAAAAATTTTGAGAAAGGTGATATTGCAGGAACAATTTCTTATCTTGATAAGGAGTTTAACAAATTCGGCGCGACGCAGGGGGTTGTAAACGCAAATTTTAAAAGCCTTTCGGTGCAGGCTTCTTTGTTTAAAACAAACCTGATGTCAGCAATTGGTGACCAATCAAATAGCGCGGTACAAAGTTTATCACAAACCTTCCAGCGCTTAAACGCTGCAATGGATGCAGGAAAATTTCAGCCGTTTTTTAATGTGATGGCAAACGGCGCTAATCTTTTGGCAAATGGGCTTTCTTGGATTGCCCAAAATGCTTATATCCTTATTCCGGCCATAGGCGGCGTAGTGACAGCACTCATTGTATTCAATTCGGCAATGAGCATTTCCCGCAATATTGCCCTTTTGACAGGAGCAACCGTGAAGGCCGTTGCTGGAAACTGGGTTGCTGCGGCCGCTCTGATTGCCGGCTCTGCCGCCGCAATAGGGCTCGCAACGTCATTGTCAAAACAAAACGCCAACTTGGAAAAAACAAATAAGCAGGCACAGACAACCGCACAGGCAGCGGCAAAACTTGCCGCAGACCAGAAAAAACTAGGAGCTTCAACACTCGGAAATTCTGCCCAGTATGGTGCTACTCCGACCACAGTAACAAATAAGAGCCCCATCAAAGTTTCCGGTACGGTATCCATTGAAAAAGAAAACCTGAAATACATGTTCGACGCAGCCACAGCAAAATTTTTTGCCACATTCAACGCAACGAAAGTGGAGCCCGCCGTCACGATCCAGCATCAGGAGGTTACCGAAAAAGCCGACGTACAGGAGATTAACCACGAATTGGCCCGCATGGTGACAGAATCGGCGGGCGTGACCGGGGGAGGAGACTATTTGTGAGAGCACCGAAATACTACATTTCACTCGGCGGGGTAAACCTGCACCGGGTGTATGCCTTCCGGCTGACGTCCGGAAGGGATATTGAAAGTTACGATGGAATCGGCAGCGGCAAATTTAACGTTCCGGATGCGCATAATCCCCGGGAATGGACCATTGACTGCGAACTCCTTCAAAACGGAAAAGAAACGGCCGGCCTCAGCACCTGGAGCGCGTCGGAACTGTTTAAAGAATTTGAGGCATGGCTCGGTAAAACAGACGCGCCTGTCCGTATGGTAAAAACAGACTCACTGTATCCTGCCGCAAATCTTTCCGTGCTGGTGTGGCTGAAAAGCTATACGAAGAAAGAATCGGACGAGCAGGGCGTCTATGATACGGAAATTGTTGTGGAGGAGTATAAACCCGTCGGCATCAAAACAACCGGCGTCCCGTATGTAAAGCGCCCCGGAAAGGCGCCGGTTCCGAAAAAAGTGACAATTACGAAGAAGCGCACCGTATACCGGACAAAGAAAAAATATAATAAGGCCACGCTAAAAAGTCCCAAAACAGGGAAAACAGTCAAAAATCCGGCCACGGTAAAGGCTTCGTCCGTATGGCATACTGGAGCCGGACGCATTAAAGAAACGCCGCCGGCTTATACTGGCCTGCTTAACACTGGAATTCCAATAAACAGCCGTATTAACTACGATGCAATAGATCCTTGGAAAAAGAATGTCACAGATGCTTTCAACTCTATGGGCAAAAAAATAAAAGAATGGGGAAAAAAGGCAGGTTCATGGTGCATCAGCCATACCCGGGGGTGATTCTATGTCTCTTATCGTAAACAATCAGGATATTTCGGAGATCGCCGGATCTGTTAAGCATGAGACGTCCCGGAATGATGGGCCGGGAAAGCTGACTTTTGAGTATCCCGTCTGGAACGGTACCCGGTACCCGAACGGCTGCACGGTGTCGTTCCAGTACGGCAAGGATAATATTTTCTATGGCTGGCTGTTTTCTACAAAGCAGGATAATAAGAAATATTCCTGCATCTGTTATGACCAGCTCCGGTATTTCAAGGGCTCTAACTCCCTTCTGCGCCCGGCGGGGACGACGCTTTCCGCGTGGGTAAACACCGTGGCGCTGGACTGCGGAGGCCGGATCCGCCTCGGGACAATCGAGAGCACCGGGTACAAACTCGGCAAATACTTGTTTGACAGCAAGACCCGGCTCGACATGATCTATCAGTCCATTGAGGATAATTTGATCGGAAATGGATATTGGTATGTCCTGCGGGACGAATTCGGGGCGCTGTGCCTGCGCGACGTCTACAATCTGCGGCTGCCGATTATTATCGGCACAGCGTCGCTCGGCAAAGATTTCAGCTATGAAAAGTCCATTGATGACGACACGTTTAACTATGTGAAGGTTGCAAAGGACGACAGCAGCAAAGGCGTCCGGAACGTCTATATTTCGCAGGACAGCGCGTCTATCTCAAAATGGGGCAAGCTGATGATCTACGACAAGGTGTCGGCCAACTTAAACGACAGTCAGCTTGCATCCCGCGCAAACCGGCTGCTCAGCGTGAAAAACCGTGAAACCGAAACGCTCAGCGTCGAATGTATGGGCGACGACCGGATTTTTGCGGGAAACAGCGTTCGGGTCATGATTGGTGATGCCGGCCTCGACATGTGGGCCGTTGTGGATCACTGCACGCACGAGTTCAAAAAGGATTCCCACAGTATGAAGCTCGATCTGATCTTTTCGGGCATTTCGTCGCAGTCCTGACGGAGGCGATTTTATGGACTATCTGCATCAGGCAATTAAAAAGGTCTTGGAGCAGTACATACGGAATTACCAGCCTGCCGACCTTGTATATGGCACGTGGCAGGGTTCGACGGTAAAGATAGATACAAAACCAATACCGGTGCCGCTTGACATGGTAGACGTGCCGAAGGGCATGACTGTAACTATGGGGGAGCGCGTTACGCTGATGATGAAGCAGGGCGGGCAGAAATACGCGCTGATTGGGGTGCTGGGATGAGTGTTTTAAAAACCTATGGAGCCGACGGGGAGAATTTTCACCCGTCCAAAACATGGAAGGTCAGCAAAAATCATATTCAAGGAACGATCGACGGTTTGGAAGCTGTGAAGCAGGCCGTCGATTTCATTTTATCGACCGAACGGTTTGAGTACGAAATTTATTCAACGGATTATGGCATGGAAACAAAAGACCTGATTGGCCAGCGCCGCGAGTACGTCCAGGGCGATATGCAGCGAAGGATTGAAGAAGCGCTGGCCGAAGATGACCGGGTGACCGGCATCTCGAATTTTGACCTGACATTTTCCGGAGAAACAGCGACGGCCACGTTTACGGTCAATACGGAGTTCGGCAATTTTGAAGAAGAGGTGACAGCCAATGGCGGATGAAATCAGCGGAGAATACGCGGCATATGAATATGAATCGCTTTTAAAAGAAATGCTGGATCGGGTTCCGGACGATCTCGATAAACGGGAAGGCAGCGTGATCTACAATACGCTTGCCCCATGCGCGTTTCTGCTTGCCCAGCAGAACTACATGCTGGTTTACATGATACAATTGCTGTTTCCAGATACGGCGGAAGAGGAATGGCTTGACCGGGTCTGCGCTGATTTCGGCGTTGAGCGCAAAGCCGCGACAAATGCCGTCCGGCAGATCAACACGCTGGACAGTTCCGGAGCCGCGCTGGATGTGCCGCTCGGCAGCCGGTTTCAGATTGAAAACGTGTCTTTCGGCCTTACGGAGAAAATCAGTACCGGGCAGTACCGGGCGGCATGCGAGCAGGCCGGGACAGACGGGAATTTGTATTCCGGTACAATTTTGCCGGTCGATAATATCAACGGCCTCGGGAGTGCGGAGCTGATTGCCGCTCCGCTGACTGCTGCAAGGGACGAAGAAACGGATGATGACCTGCGGACCCGGTTTTATGAGACAGTTCGGCAGTCAGCATTCGGCGGAAATATCGCGGATTATGAAGAAAAAGTCCTTGCTATTGACGGCGTGGGAGCCGTCAAAGTATTCCCAGCCCATTTGATGGGCGCTGCCGGGCAGGTAGGGATTGTAATCGGCGATACGCAGGGAAATACCGCGTCGGATGAGCTAGTCCAGACGGTACAGTCTGAGATGGGGACGGATGGCGGCGGAATAGCGCCGATCGGGCATACGGTCACGGTTAAAACATCAACGGACCTCTCCGTAAATGTAGCGGCCGCCGTGCGCATTAGAACTGGGTCGAGTTTTGCAACTATCCAGCCCGTCGTCGTACAGGCTATAACGGATTACATCAATGCCGTCGGATTTACGGACCCGACAGTTTTCTTTGCAAAATTGCAGGCGGCGATTCTCGACTGCCACAGCGACATTGTGGATATCGGCACGGTAACGATCAACGGAGACTCAAAGAATCTAACGCTGTCAAAAGCCTTTGACAGCTACCAGGTGCCGGTTGTCGGCACGATTACAGTTACCGAGGTGACAGGCTGATGTTTTACGACGATAAATCAGATTACCTTGATTTACTGCCGGAGAAGCTGAAAGGCGCCGCCGAAATTGATGCAATCGCAGGAACGGTGAATTTTGAAATTGACAAACTGTCTGCCGTCGTTAAAAAAGCGGTTAACAATATATCTCCCCTGCATGCTGATGAAGACGGCTGTGCGCGGTGGGAGAAAATTCTCAGCCTGTCCGCTCCGCTGAATGGAACACTGCAAGCCCGCCGTGATGCAATTAGGGCGGCAATCATCACTAAGCCGCCGATAAACTTGTCTGTGCTGAAACAAATTGTCGAAGCGTACATGGGTTTGCCGGTCAACATTACGCTCGACGGGTACAAGGTGCATATCAAGTACCGCGGCGAATCCCGCATTGCCGATCTGAACCCGCTTTACACGACCATGTGGAAAACAATACCGGCGAACATGCTTGTCGATATTGCTTATCTGTATGCCACATGGGTGGAAGTAAAATCAGCGTATCTTACCTGGGGTGATATGAAAACCAAAACATGGGAACAAATCCATAAGGGGGAGTAGCATTTGGAAGCAACGATAAATTACGGCCTGAAAAAACCCGCCTATGAGGATGGGGCAGATATAGCCGTACTGAACCAAAATGCGGACAAAGTTGATGCAGAGCTGAAAAAGGTATCGGGCGGAACCATAACCACACTCTCCTGCACGAAAACCGGCACGGTTTATGCCCTTACCGGCCTATCCGCGACGGCAGGCATAGTATCGTGCGTGTTTAAGGCCGACGCGGATTATGCGGTGGGCGATACATTTACGGTGGATGGCAAGACGGTAACGGCCACTCTGCAAAACGGCGACTGTCTCGATGGCAGCTTTTTCAAGGCCGGTGCTGCCGTGCCGTTCGTGTACGACGTCGATGGTGCAAAGCTAAATTTTAAGAGCGGGGGAAGCCCCACCCCCACAATTTTTGGGGACGGCAGCGACGGCGACGCGGTAATCAGCAGCAGCACTACGTTACCGGTTGCTGTGCCGCATCAGAGTATTGTCGAGAAAAATTATAAATCCCTTACCATCAATTCCGGGGTGACGCTTAAATGCGCTACTTACAATGCTGGGCTGATTTTGCGTGTTAAGGGCGACTGCACGATTCACGGAACGATTGACCAATCTGGTTTAGCACCGAAGACCAACTACAATAACAACTATCCGTATCCATCACAGCTGAAATGCGGTAGTGGAGGCGACGGAGGCCGCGGTGGTGGTTTTAGTGATGATGTATCCGGTGTGTCTGGTGGGACTAGTATGCTGTCAAGATCGTATGGAGGCGGCTATGGCGCTGGCGGTGGAGGAGGCTTTAGCGATTATTCAGGCGCTGGAGCTGGCGGAGATAGCGATAAGATCACTATAGATATAGAACATATATTTATAGGTGGCAATGCCGATGGAAAGTACGGCGGCGGAGGTTGCGGTGGCGGAAATGCAGCACCCGGCGGCGGTGGCAATGGTCCCGGAGGTAATGGCGGTTCTGGTGCTAGTATTGCTAATGCTTATGCTAGTGGTGGCGGTGGCGGCGCTGGAAATTGTGGTGGCGGTATTATTCTGCTGTATGTAGGGGGAAGCCTATTTATTGATGGACGTATCAAATGTAATGGATTAGACGGCGGCAATGGTGGCAGTCATGGTTCTGGTTATGGTTCCGGAGGAAGCGGAGGCGGCGGAGGTGGTGGAGGTGCTATTTACATTTGCCATAGAGGTACGTACACCAATACCGGATTATTACAAGTAAATGGCGGATCTGGAGGGAGTGGCGGATCTGGGGGAAATATAGACAGTTACCATAATGGTAATCATGGTTGTAGTGGCTCAGTAGGCTCTATAACCGTAATTCAGGCATAAGGGAGGATTCATTATGGCTAAGCAAGTTAAGACCGTAATTTTTCACAATGGCGTGGATGCCTCAAAAACCTACGCGGATGGTCTCACAAAGCAGATCAGCGGTGGAGCAGCCCTCTTGAATTTTCGAGATCCGCGTCCATGTGCTGAAGCCCTTCCGATGCGGGCAAGCCCATCCATAGCGCTCCTGCTGTTTGTGGACAGCCTTGAAGACATGCAGGAAAAGGTTGATGTACTCCGGCAGCTTGGATATATCAACAAACAGGATGACGCTCTGGCATGTGTGGACGAGCTGATTGACGCGGCGGGAAATAACGTGTCGGACGAGCTTCAGACGAAAATTGCAGAAACATTTTACAGTAAGGAGGGCGCATAATGACCGGGCGCTTAAAAATTCTTACGAAAGTAATTCAACGTCGGATTGCGGCGGGTGAAAAACAGGATGATGTGCTGGCAAGTTACCTGCTAACGGATGACGAGAAGGCAAAGATCGTTGCTGCACTGACTGGTACCGGTGCGGCTACATAATATTTTGTGGGGAGTTGCTCTCTTGGGGGCAACTTTCCCCGGTTTTTACCGGTAGGGTGAAAGGATTGATTTTATGGCAATCAAGGGCATTGATATCTATAACGGG